ACCTCATCGTAAGGCGGTTGCTGTACTGCCTGAATCGGTGTGCAAATCCAACCTAAGAAAAGCACAGTTAAGAAAATTAAAGCAAAGTTTCTCATAGCTTATTCATTGTATTCATGATTCGTATTTCCGTGATCGCGGCAGCCAGTGCACTGTCGGATTTCTTTAATGCGTAGCTGAGCCTGTCTATCTTAATATCCAACGCATCTATTTTCTGATTACTCTTTTCAATCTGTTCCTTGTACCCCGACCTAAGGTCAACATACAAATAACTAACAGCCAACAGCATACAAAAAGCAACGGCAGCAACTGGGTTTTTACGAAATTGGTCAAAGCTGACAGGGATTGGCGAGGGGGTTTTCTTTATGGCGGTCATGATACTGGTGGGAAAGGTGGTGGTGGTGGTGGGATGTATTCGGATTGGGGTAAGGTGAGAACCCAAGCGTATTGTGATGCTTGAACCAATGAGATATCTTGCTCGGATAAAAACAAAAACCAAACGCCATTAATATCTTTAACGCAATTAAAAAAAATGTCAGTTGCAAAATATTGCCCTTGAATCAATTCTTTTTGTTCGGGTGTGCAAATGTATCCTATCATTATACTTGACGTGAAAGGGTGGTTTGAAATGCTTGTACTGCGGTGTAAAAGTTAGATGCTTGGGTGTCTGTTAAGCCGTCACCTATTGAGGAAAATGCTAAAGTTCCATTCCAATAATAAGGTGTACCTGAACCACTTCTTCCAAGATTTAAATTTGCACTTGGCAAAACTCCTCCACTTGATGTGGATTTTAAAGATGTCCCATTTTTGTAAAGTTTTAAATCAAGATTTAAAGCATTTACTTGAAACATTCCTATTTGATTAGTTGTACTAACAGTTGTTTCATTTCCAATACCATAATAAATACTTGAAGCAGTAACTTGGTCTAGAAATATACCAGGGTATACCCCATTAATTTGGTCACCAACCCCCCCCAAGTTTTTCGCGTACATAAATAGTAAAATGAGCATTTGTGGTCGTTAAATTATTTGCTGCATTAAATCCCGTTTCCATAAATGCTGATGAACCATTAGATTTTACACCTGTACTCGCAAAAGTCCAACCACTGGAAAAAGTACCTGTAAAACTCGAACTCTTTAAGTTCTGAGCACACGCTGCCGCACTTGCTCCCACCATTGGATAAATGGCTTTCATAGGTGTCCAAGTTCCGTCAAGTTTCATTTGAACTACCAATGTGTTGACCGCTGCCTTTTCAGTTGCTGACAATGTTCCACCCGCTGCCGTAACTCTATCAAAAAATGCTTGTGCATCCGCATCAAAGTCCAATGCTTGTTGACTGCCAATTACTCCCAATTGCGTAGGCAATTGCCCAGCGACCAACTTGTCACCAAACAACTTATCATTAAAGCCACGCATTATCCCGAAGTCAGGCATCTCAATAATCTCCTTTTACTGCAAATATATTTACTCCTACCGCAATGGCAACTGTTGTTCCAACCTTTACCACTTGCCCTGCTTTTAATTGCAAATCTGAATAAGCAGTTACCGCTCTTTGTGATGTGACCGTAGTTGATGCCGTAATTGGTGCAAGTGCAATCTCATCGTAAAGTTTGAAATTCGCCCCTGTTGAATCACTCACAAAAATCAAAACCAAAGTTGCCGTATTTGTTCCAGCAACCTTTGCCCCAATCTGCGTGATTTTCGTGCCGTTAGTCGCAGCAGTTAAAAGCGTGACGGTGTTTGTCATCGTTGCACCTGTTCGGTCGGTTGTCGCAGTCGTCACCGTTGCGATTGCAAGTTCGGGTGATAGTGCGAATATGGGTGATGTATTTGCTGCCATTTTAGTAGTTATAAAATAAGTATAAAGCGGAGCCTACGCCGCCGCCTGTGTTAGGTAAATTCGTTAAGTTAGATCCATCGACAGCAGGAAGTTTTAAATTGCCGTCTAGCCTTACAAGTTTGTTAGCATCGTTAAAAACATTGCCTGCCAAAGTAACTGTATTAGGCAAACGCGCCACATCCAACGTCCCGCTTATGATATTGCCCGCAGCCGTTTGGTCCACGTTTTGCACATTGCCTAAGCTGATTTGTTCCTTAGTAACAGCGTGCGGATTGCTGTAGTTTGTTGTATGGTTTGTTAGCGCCGTGGTGCTTGCTTTGGTTGCAATGCTTGCAGCTTGCGCTGTGCTCACTGGCTTATCAATGTCGGCGGTATTGTCCACATTGGTTAAACCGATATCTGTCTTATCCAATATAACAGCCCCGACTTCACCATTCACGGAAGTAACAGAGCCCTGAGCTGCTATTGTTAAAGTGTTGGCGGTATCGTTATAGGTTATAGTAACATTGGCGCCCGCTTGTAACAGCGCCGCAACCCTGTCATCTACTCGCTCGCTCGTGTAATAAAGCGCCGTCGCTGCCTCGGGGATTTCTTGAGTGGTTAAAGAAACTACGCCGCTTTGATTGTTTACAGATAGAACACCCCCGGGCAAACCGCTTGCCCCTTGGATGCCATACAAAACGCCCTTATCAATTACAGAAGTTACTACCTCGGTAGAGGCGGGGAAAGTTACAACAATCGCAGACGCTGGCGCATCGTTGACAGTTACATTTGTAGCCCCTGGTATCTGTACGATAATATCGCTCATAAGTTTTTAGTCAGTGCGTTGCTAAACTGTACGATGTTATCCTTATAAATTACGTGCTTATTACTTGGGTAACTGGCATCGGTGAAAACCTTTGTAACTTCCATCGATAGCATCCCTGCCTCCCAACCTTTAGTAATGGCGCGCGTCAATAACACGGAGCATTGTTTTGTTTGACCGCTTACTGCAATCACAGTGCCTGCTGTTTTCTTAAAGCTTACTTTTAAAACGTCGTTAATAATTACGCCTACTATTACGTCAGCCATTAAAGAAAATGTATCGTCTACCAAATCAATAACAATCGTTACATCCTCGCCAGTATATAAAGCAACAGCCATAAATCAAAAATACAACTACGCCCTCTGTGGCGCGTTAACAAATTACGGATGAGCTGCAATTATAAACCACTGTGTACCGTCGCAAATAATCGTATGGCTGTCGTAGTTTGTATTTAAATTAAAGTGATCCGCGCCGCTTATAGATTCCCCTGTATAGGCATTTATCCTGAAGGTACTGGAAGCCCCAGACTTGACAAAGTAATAACGCTTACCTTTTTGTGTAGTAACCGCAGGCAAATTTAATATAACAGAACCGCCCGCAGTATTTCCAAGGTGCCCCTCAAAATTTGTATCCAGTGAGCTCGTGCCTGTGGTGTAAGTTTTAAAGGTGCCGTGCTCTTGCAATAGCCAAGTAACCGCCTCAGTGCTATCTGTATATTTTAGCATTACCTCGTACTGGGTATCCTGTGTTGGCTGCACTGTTATCGGTTGGTCCGCATAGTTTACAAGCTCTTCAAGCACTTGCTGAGGTACATTGCTAAACTGCGAATTAAACGAGCTTATCGCAAACTCATGGTAATCTAAACGGCTCTGTATAACTCGCTCACCTGTGCGCGGATTATAGTTTACTCCGCCTCCGCTTGTCGCCTGTGTATAGTCAGGCGTTAAGCCTAGCCATTCACCCGACCAAGTTTCAGAACGAGGGTTATAAGTTCCGCCATTAAATAGCCAACGCGTAGAATCAAACTGCAAAGTTTTAATTGCCGTCAACGTGCCTGCATCGTAAAGCGTGCCCTGAATAACTGGCACAAATTTATTGTACATGCCACCAATACGCCGACCCTGTATAGTTCCTAGGTCGTCATGGATTGCAGAAGCGTATCCACTATACCAATCTGAAGATAAGACCCAAGCCGAGCCGTTATAAACGTAAATAGAGCCATAACCATAAGCACCCTCGCCATCGTAATACTTTGGCATCCATTCTATTTTTTGGCTGTTATTACTTGCCGCTCCAGATACTGAAGTTGTATTTTTTGTAATGCGCGAATAGTTAGGATTTTCAACTGTGCCAAATGGCTGAGCCACGCTAATAGATCCCCAAAAGTTAATAATGTTAAAGCTGCTCGCCGTCCATGAATTAGGCGCAATAAAGGATCCTTGCTCTGCGGTAATTATCATGTCAACAAACATGCGATTATAACCCGCGGGAGGTGCTGGCATCTGCTTGTCAAATATGTAAGTATTCCAAGAGTTACGCGCGCCGCTTATGGTCATGTATTCGTTAATGTATAACACGGGGCCAACGGGTGTAAAGTAGTCGTTTAAATTTGCGCTATATTGTTTTATAGCCCCGCCAGAGTTTTTGAAATAAATTTTATATTCAAAAGAATAGCGTTGGTATCTTTTAACCGAGCCGCTAGTAATTGCTACGTAGGAATTATCCATCCACTTAATCATCATGCGGCAGCGGATGGGCTTAGCAACGTCGATTAATTTGTCAACTACTGACAACTCAATGCTGTTATAGTCGGGCTCAGTTCTAACAACTAATAAAGCATTTTGTCGCTCTTCGATTACATCGACCAACCTAACAGGCGGCTGATATGTTAGCGTAGGCTTTGCTTCCCATTGCGGGCGCGTGCCTGTGCCTCCAAGTGTTACGGCGTGGGTTAGTGTGGTTGTGCTTTGGAACGTGCCCGCCGCGTTATAATTTCGCGTACTAATAGAAGCCGCGTTATAGTTGTCATCCGAAACAATCCAATAGGCCCCGCTTTCCAGGTGCATCCGCGATCCGTAAATTTCCAGTATCTGCTCAATGGCCTGCTTACAATTCGCTAAATCTATATTGGTTGTAGCTGCGTAGGCTGTGCCATCTGTATCTATAAAAGTAATGTCTCCAAAAGCATCAAAGTTATTGTAAAAAGAAAGTATATTTAATTTGGTATTTGCTAATCCTTTGTTACTGGCTTGCGCCGTGTCGTACATTGTTACGCCATCTTTTAAATAAATTGATGCGCTAAGATATGTCCAGTAATCATCAAGCCCCGCATATTCCAAAGACTTGCGTATTATGTCTAACGCCGTGGCTTGCCCATCTGTAAACCAAGCGGGATCTATATTAAAACCTTCGATTAAATTAAAAGCGTCAACAGCTGCAAGGTCAAATATCATAGCGCCATCTACGGACTCGCGCAAATAACTGGCTTGATCTGCAATAACTCGGCCAACATAAAACAAATCAGCTCCGCGATAAACAACTAAAGCATATTTATTCTCTTCGTTATTTGCAATATTTACAAAAGCAGTTTTAACAGTGTTATTTGGGATTTCCCAATAGCTTGTAATCTTTGACGGCCTTACAAAATCTTGGTAGTAAGTTGAGCCATCGCCCTGTCTGTCAATTTCAAAACCTTCACCTGCTAGAATCAACTCGGTGCCTGAGCTTGTCGAACCAGTAGGCCCGTCGTATAGTTCAACTCTATAGGTAATATTTTGAATGCTCTTGAATGAGCCAAAGTAAATCCGTGCCATTATCCGCGCTTGCTATCTTTATTGTATCGTTCCAAAACTATTGCCAAATCCCTGCCCTGGATAGAAGTGCTAGCTACAAATCCGCTGCTACTGTCTCCACTCTTTAACATTCCTTTCAACTTATCAAGTGGAGCTATTACTTCAGGGTTAGAACTCGCCCCGGGATATTCACCCATAAGTCCGAGCGTTGGACCGCTAACAATTCCACCCTCTGCAAATGCTGTAACCTTTGGGCCCGCGCTTAACTGGGTTCTGACTATTGCCGCGCCTGCCATCAACGCTATCCCCGCAGCAATCGCGGCCTCTGGATGGGATAGTATTAATTCTTTAAAAGCTTTTGAGGCTACGGCGGTTGCAACTAAGGCCGCTCCGACTGATTGCATAAAATTAGCAATCGCGCCCAACATGCTTTTACCAAAATTTGCGCCCGCGTTTGCATCGCCCGCGGCAGTATCTGCAACGAACTGAGCAAAGGAAGCCGCCGCGTCTGTTTGCAAAGAAGCAAAAGAACTATTTACCGCATTAGTAGCGTCGGCCATCTTACGCTCGTAATCCGTCATTATTTTGACTTGCTCGTCGGTGTTTGTTTTCAGGTCTTTGGCCATGTCCTCGGAAGCCAGTACCCCCTTAAACTTTGTAACTGTCGGGGCCTTTGGCGCGGCAAATTGCTCCATCGGCTTAAAGCCTTCTATAAACGCCTTTTGTTCTATGTATAATTTTTTTGTTTCCTCTAGCGCTTTTGCTTCGTCTGCTAAATCCTCTTCCCTATCTTTTTTTCGCTGAGCCTTTGCAGCTTTAGAAGCCGTAATTTTTATATCAAGCCCCTTTAATGTTATAGCGTTGTCGGTCTCTTGTATTTTTTGCGTAAGCTCTGAATATAATTCCGAATCAATGCTAATATCTTTCTGCATTGACTTGTAAGCCTTAAGGCGTTTCTCTAAAAATCCCGCCTCTATCTTTTCAATTTCGGCCTGAGTTTTACCTGCAAGTTGTGCCTCTTTAATTGCGGCCTCTTCACGAAATTTTAACGTGCGCTCTACATACTTAACCGCCCTGTTATTACTTTCCTCTAGTCTGTCGTTATATTGCTTTTGTGCTTCCTCCGCAGCTTGCGCGGCGTCGGCGTTTTCATTCATTGCGCTACCGATTGCTACAAGTGCAGCCAATACTACGCCCGCTCCAGTAGCAACTAAAGCGGCAGCATAAACACGGGCCGCTATTGTAGCCTGCCCCATGACGAAGGTTTGTATCCTTGTTGCCGCTGTATTCAAGCCCACCATTACCGCGCTCTCTGCTTGCAAAGTGTTTTGTACTGCTTGCAATCCAGTTACCAAAGCCATGACGCCCTGTAACTTTACCATTGTTTGCTGTAGCTCTTTGTTTTCTCCACCAAATAAAGCCGCCGCACCTTGCGCCGCACCAAATGCCCCCGCAACCGCTTGCACTCCACCTAGCACCGCATCTAAACGCCTAGTATCTGAAGCAAAATAAGTTACCTCCCCGCGCGTATCGGCGATGGCATCCTTCATGCGGCCCGCCTGTTTAATTATTTCGTTAGCAACTTGGGCAAACTCTGGGCCTAATGCCCTTGCCTCCATTGCTAACTGGGTCAACTGCCTTACGCTTCCCATTGTAGGATTGCGCGTAGCAATAGACGCAAGACGTTCCTCCATCGACTTAGCCGACTTCGCAACCTCTGCACTCATCTTATTGCTGCCCGACTGAACTACGGCAATGGCTTTGTTAAAGCCTTCGCGCAACTTTTCAATGTCTGCGCCTATAACAATATTTAAACTTTTAGCCATTACCTAGTAAAGTTAATTAAATAGTCCTGAGAAATTTGGTATAACCCTGCAAACGCCGCCGTGTCGTCGGCGGTTTGATTCTCGCCGTCGTATTCCAGTGTTTGGCATTTGATCCCGTTAAAAGTTCCCGGCAATGTTACCGCCTCAAACGCTGTGCGAATTGCTGAAGCAACCGCCTGCGCACTGCTCAAACTTGTGCCATAAGCATTAACTTGAACGCGTGCAAACTCTGTGCGGCTATGCCCTGACTTTGTAGGGTTAGGAACTTCGCTAATTAACTGGTAACTCACAGCAGGAAACGCGCTTTCCTGTGGTATTCTAACGGGATTTAATCGCGTAGATATTAGCGCAGTAAGCGCCGCGTTATTACTTAGGATATTGTAAACTATTTTATTTGCGCTCATGCTTTCGCGTCTGGGGTTAACTTATCAAAGACATGCGAATATAACTTTAAAGCCTCATGGATTCCGATGTGATCAGATTGCTCCCAAGGAAATGTTAACAGACGTTTGGGCTCAATCGGTTTCTTTAAGTGCGGAGCCATACCTGTTGCGACTGCCCAACGTGTGATTTCCCATTGATTTTTATAAGCTTGTTGCTGCGCCTCACGCATGCCTTCTAAACGCAAACGCCAATAACGAGGCGTGCATTTTAAAAATTCACGCTCAGGCATTAACATTTCTCCGTAGGCTATGCGCTCAATCTTGCGCCAAGTTAGCGGTGCGCCATCGCCCTTGGCAGTTACTCCCCCTGTTCTTCTTCTACAGGTGCAAAAAATTCATTGATAGCAGCCGTGAAGCCTTCTAATGCTGGGCTGATTTCATGAAACTTTTTAAGGCTTGCGCCAAGTTTTTGTACAGTTGGAAAAGGGGTTTGTTTGCCTTCATTTTCATAAGCTTCCAAAATGGCGTAAAATGCGCAGTGCAACGCAAAATCCATAGACTTCGCTAAGTCCTTTTGCAAGTTTAAATCGGCAAATGTTTCCATCCCAGCAACTTCCATAAT